TTAGACACTAAATTTAATGCCTAGATCTATCCCTGCCTGCTCGTTTAAGGAATTCAACCAGCTATATGCGTCATTGCTTATCTCGCCCGCCATTTCATGATAATACCGCTCATCAATATCCATATGGCTATTGGTTGCATAATTCTGGTAAGTTTTTACAAACTTGTCATAGGCATTATCCAACATGGTTGAAAATTCAGGTGAAAAATAGATACTCCCAACATACTTAATCTGTGCGAGTTCTCGCATTGAACTGCTAAAAGCATCTTCCTTGACAGCGCTACCTCCAGGCATACCATCATGATAAAAAGATTCGCACTCCTTTAATCCCCAAAAAGCGATTTCCTCTATCAAAGACAATGCATTGCGATAGGTTTGTACTTGATAATCCCAGATTTTCTCTTTTTTAAATTTTGATAAGGTAAATTTTGCCCCAAAGTATGCACCTAAAAAGCCCGTAGGTAATGAGGAGGCTAGTTTAGCCCACTCGATCCAATTTGTTTCCATAACACCTCTGTTGTTTCAGCCCTCACTAAGAGCTGCTTATTTGAAGCAAACTCTACATATCTATACCAATAGCTATAGTATGAATTTGGTAACTACAAATTTAGGTTTACCTACTATGATCACACCATAGAACGATTTAGGTTAAGTCCTTTAAGTCATTAATTTTTATACGTAGTATAAGTGCCACATTAGTTTTTTTATACTTCCCATAACTAAGCCCGTATCAGCATAGCTTTGCGGGCTTTCTCTATTAAAGCTAGCTCCTTTCCAGAAAGTATAAAATCAACATAAATAATTTATTCACTTATTTTTCAGTATATTAAAATTAATCAAGATCCGCATCGAGATCCAAAAACTGAAAAACACTGAAATTCTTTTCAATCTTTTCAGTTGGAGAATTACCGCAAAGCCCCAGCCACGGCGCGGGCTGACGGGTTGTTTTGTAGGAATTTAAAACTGAAAAAACTTTATAACGCAAAGTGTGCAGGCGGGTGCGGTGTAGTGCCGTTTCCGTCATGATTACGTTTCTTTCGTGGCATGTTCTGCTACGTGTGCGGGGTGTGGCTGGCGTGATCCATTTCGGGTGTTGCGGTGTGATGGTGGGTTTATTGCGTGGCGTGTTGGGCTGCTGGCGGTGCTTTTAGATGGGCGTAAAAAAGCCCGCGCGCGGCGGGCTGATTGGGCGAGATCGATTAGCCGATCACAGGGGAATATTTATCACGTAATCCATCAGACTTGGCCCCGGTGGCGGTAATGCTCCCGGCGTTCAGCGGGCCGCCGGTATTATCGTGGGTGTGTGCTGCGGTCAGTGCTGCCAGCTCTTTCACCACATCCAATGTTTCCAGCATGAGGGCCATCACGTTAATCTGCTGGCTACCAATCCATACCACCGGCGCTATCACATCCTGCCGGGCGGCGGCGATGCTGCTGCGGATATTACCAATCTTCTCTATCAAATCCTGCCCCACATCGGTGGTTAAGGTTTTGCCCACTTTGGCCATGTAATTGGCTTGGGTGGCCAGACTGTAATCCCCCTCGCTAATCTGCTGGATAGCACCGGCCAGTAAGGTGGCCGTTCCCAGTACCGTGGTTTTATCGGTGGCCTGAACGGTGGTTTCGCGGGCCACCAGTGTGCGGGTTTCATCATCGGCAGTAATCACCCGGCTCATGGATTCTTCACGAATAGCCTGATCGGTTTTGCGCTCCCAATCCCCTGCCACCGTCACCCGCTGCGATACCCCATCACGCTGTTGCTGTAGTTGTTCGCCCGGCAGCACCGTGGGCAGATTATTGCCCTGCGATAAGGTTTGACGCACAAACGGCTTATCGGGCCTGCCGCCGGTAAAACCGACTTCCACCAAAGTACCCGCCGGAGGGAACTGGAACATGCCCGACTCGGCACCCGCCATCGGCAAAGGTAGCGGCACCGCAGGGTAACCCGCTGTTGTCAGTCAGCCAGTCGGCCAACTGGCGCAGGGTCGGGTGTTGCATCGATACCGGCCACATGCGCTCAAAAATGCCGGTTAACTCCCGCACAAATAACCGCTGTGCGCCGTTCTCTGCCGGTTGCGAACGTTCCACATAACCGGTAAACCAGCGCAGCACCAACTCAGGGTAACCGGCATCCAGCCGTACCAGTTTGCCGGTGTAATCGGTGGTGGTTTCAGCGGTGATAAAGCCGCGCCCGCAGGCGTTAAGTTCCAGCACCAGATTGGCATCAACCAGCGGCACCGTGTCCCCGGACAACATCAACCTGCGAATGGGTTTCATGAGGTTGGCCCCAGTGCATCATTGACCGGTTTCAACACCTTGCGCTCAAACCAGCTTAATTTCTCTGCATCCTCGCTCGCTTCACTGCCGCCGGTACCGCCTGCGGTCTGCTTTTTGGCGGCAGTTTTGCCCCCGGCGCGGGCCTCGCGTTTCTCTGACACGCTCAAAAACTCTTTGAGGGTAAAGGTCACCAGCCACGCCATTTTGCCATCTTGTTTCGGTGCATCAATCGCGCCGGTAAAAGTGGCCAGCCGAAAATTAATCGCCTGCGCCACCTGATTGGCCACCCGGTATTTTTTCAGTGCGCCGCCTGCGTCTTTGGTTTCAGCCAGTGCAAAAATACGGGTTAATACCTCCGGGGTGCTGAATGGCACCAAACCGGATACGCGCAGCTCTTTGGCCTTAATGCCCTGCTCTGCCGTGGCGGTGCTGGATGTTTGGCCAGATTGGTCTTTTTCCTGAAATTGCATGGTTGGGGTCACGGTCAGCCCCTTTAACGGGATGGCTTCACCGTCCAGTGCCAGCATGACTATCTGTGTCATTTATCATCGCCTCCAGCGTGGTTAAATCCTCTCCGGCAAACAAGGTGGCCAGAGTAAAAACAGCATCCTGCTGCGGAACATTCTTTTTCATTTCGCTGGCAAGGGTGGCCGCGCTGCCGCTGGCGGTAAATACCCACGCCTGCGCACTGCCTGCCAGCAAGCCATTTAACGCACTTTCCATGCTGGCCAGTGCCGCCGCCTTGACGCTGGCAAAGCCGGACAATGCCGACGCCAGCCCCGCCAGATTAGCCCCCGCCCCGGCGGCATCTTTGGCTTGTGCAATACGTTGGGCATTGATGGCCATACGGCTGGTTGCAGTAGATAACGGCTGCGGCAGGGGTAAACCGTTTCCGGCTCTGGCCGGCAACTGCATTTTGGTGGTGGCCAGTGTGGCCGCCGTGTTGGCCATTCGGGCCACTTGCGAGAACACCGGCAACGGCAGTACCGCAGAAAATTGCGTGAGCGCCTGTATAAAGGCGGGATGGTCGGCAGCACACACCATAAACACCACCACTGACTGCTGGCCACCGCTGCCCGCCAGTTTGCCCGCCAGATGATCCACCGCGTTCTGCGGACTCAGATACCATCACCGGGCTGCACCATATCCAGAGTTTCCTCAAAGCTGGCGCAGATAAAAGTGGCCCGCTTTGCTTTAGCAGCAAACGCGCGGATTTCAGCTTCGGGAAAATACGGCTTTTTGTATTTCCCATAAGGGGTATTAAATTTGCCAGACTGGTTGTAACGACACAGCCCGTTATAACAATGGCGGTTCAGGTAAAAGAAAATAACCGCACGGAACAATGGGCAAGAGCGAATTGATGAATTAAACATCTGCCGAATTGCATAGTATTGTTCAGCGGTATTGGCCGTAGCAAATAACGTTCTAGCCAGATGAATAAACCCATCCGGCATTTCTTTTAGTACCTGATACAGTTCTATGAGGTCTGGATTTACATCAGCAATTAAATAAGCCGGGTAATCCGTATTCATCATCACGGCACAAGAACCGGCGAACGGCTCGACCAACCGATCGGCAACAGGCAAATAAGGCTGCAATTTACCCATCATTCCGGCTTTACTGCCAGCCCATTTAAGCACAGTACGAGTCAGTTCCATGCGGCACCGCCTTGACTGCTCAGAAATTCTGATTCTTGCCGCAATAGCTCAACTATTTCAGTTGCAGCCATTCCATTATTTGCCGCCTCAGCAGCCAGACGATCTAACCGGAATGAACATTTATCCGCGACAAAGATCATTCCCTCATGGCGGGCATTATTGAGTAACTCGTTCAGGTTGGCGGTTGACGCCTCTTTTCTGTCATTACGTTTCATATGCATATTGATTGCTCCGAATTTAAGTAATAAAAATCCCCGGCCACTGATGGGAGGCCGTTGGTATTTATGTTTTTGGGTTAATTAATGCAGTTGTTTAGTAATACTGGCTGACGCACAAGAGTGGTTAATTTGCGTCAAGCCGTGGATCTCAATGGTTCTATTCCACCAGTTATTAATCATGCAGGTTAAAGAACCTAACCCCAGCCAACCGGACATATGGTAAATAGCGCGAATAGAGGCCAGCGCTTCGACCTGATCACTAATTGATTCAGCCTCACGGTATGCCCGGCACCAAAATGCGGCATGAGCAGAAAACCATTGGTGTGGGTTAGTCAGATGAATGGTGTCATTAAACATTAGTGGCTGTAGTTCGACGCTGTTACCCGCTAACCGACATTTACCCAAGAAGAATTGCGCGTAATTATGGGCCACGCCCCAATGGCTAAAGTCGTCTAACAGGCCATTTCTATCTACTGAGATTGCTTTCATCGTGTTCCCTTAATTATCGGTATAATGCATATTGGCCATCGATTGGGCTGCAATCATTTCCGGGCCGTACGTTTTTACTGGTGCCGGTTGATGCGGCGGCTTCCGGTTGCGCTTATTCTCTTTTACAAAATCCAACGCACCCACTTGGCCGAATGTATCTACCAGCGCTCGCAATCGCTGAATCCCTCGCTGTAACTGGTGTAATTCCTCTCGGGAAAAATCATCCCACATATACTGGCAGTGCTCTGATTTCATCCCTGCGGAGTGGAGTAAAATCCCTCGGTGCTGTGCCGGGAGCCTTTCCCATATCACCCTTGCCCGGCTGTGACTGCCGGTCACTTTGTTGCGGATAATGGCTATCCATTTGCTGTTATTGGCTGACATGGTTACCCCCTTAATCCCATCAAACGGAACCACCACCGGCGGCGTTTTGTTTTAAGGATGGGTTTACGTGATTCCCCTAGAAACGTCACTCGACTGGTACAAGGTTGCCACCGCTGGCCGTTTGGTAATTCAATCCAGCCGTGGCCAAAATGGTTTAATTGTTGGCTGGGTGATTGCTGTTTCAGGTAGTTAGCGAAAACTCTCATAAGTTCCTCAGTTCAGGCCCGGAACCAGCCCGCTGGCGCTGATAAAATCAACCGCTGCGGCCAGAACTGGCGTGGATTGGAAACGCGCTTCAACCGATACAACAATCAGCGACAGGTCACGAATGGCCTGATTCGCACGGTCAAGAATGGCGTTTCTACGGGATTGCGTCATAGGCCCGGCTGTTACGGTTTCACCGGCAATAGCACCGATTGCCGCCGTAGCGCTCAGGGTATGAATAGGCAAATTAGCGGGATTGGCTTCATTAACCGGTACTGCTGGCAAGCATTGCAGTTGAGATAGCAAGCCATCTAACAGCGTTGGATCTTCGGTAATGTCAGTGAGCGTCAACAGTTCGATGCAGCTCAACTGGTGCGGCTGGTCAGGATTAAGTTTGTTACGCAGCATTTGCGGCTTCATACCGATTTGCTCGGCAACCGCCGTTAAATTGTTATTCCGGGCAAAAGCACGGCATGACATATCAAAGCGCGGGTGTTTAGAAAGCTGGAAATCAAACATGGTCGATACCCTCCCAATAACGCAATATCGAACTAGGCGATTGCAATATCACAATTCGAGAGAGCATCTACGGTAAGTGCAGCCATGTTGATCATGACTTTTTCGCGCTTCATATCTTTATCTTTCCTGAGGCGATGACGGGTTAAACGGCCATCGGCCAACATCGCTTTGATAGTTTCTGAATCCAGACCGGTTAACTCGGCGTATCTCTCAACTGTGACGTGAGGAGTTAGAAGAGTGATTGAAATATTAGGTCTCATGATGCAACATCCCCTATTCGCTTGTGGTGAGCGGTAGTAAAGATTAATAACGGGTGGTTATTCACTTTCCGAGATGAATTTAGTCTCTCGAAAAGTGAATGTCAATCAATAAACTTCACTTTTCGAGATGAATATGGATCTTCGACGTGGTGGCCAAGCGGCAATTGACCGGATGCTGGAGGCTTATGGCTTCAGTACAAAGCAGGCTTTATGTGAGCAATTAGGCATATCTGCCAGTACATTAGCCAACCGTTATCTACGTGATACTTTTCCCGCAGACCTCGTGATTCAGTGTGCTTTAGAGACTGGCGCATCACTGCGTTGGTTAACTACTGGTGAGGGCGCGATGTACGAAAATGCTAAACAGCTTGATATCGTGCAGATTCCTCGCCAAAAATTGTTAGACGGCAAACTCTACGATTCAAATTTCTATATGTTCGATAAGGCGTTCTTGCCTGATGGATTGAAAGACCCGGTTGTTATCCTTGATGGTGATACCACCTATATTGCCGATCGTAAGTTCGATGAAGTACAGGACGGAAAATGGGTTGTTGATATAGAGGGAACAATCAGTGTCCGAGATATTATTCGTATTCCCGGTGGTAAAGTGCGAGTTGAGGGCGGGAAGTTTGCTTTTGATTGTGGATTAGATGAGATTAAAGTTATTTATCACATCAAAATGTGTTGCTCATTATAATAATTAAATTATGGTATGTATTTATGAAAATTAAATCGCTATGCCGTCACTTTTTGAGGCTCAATCATGAAAGCCTTTCAAAACAAGGGCCATTTTGGCTATCTATTGTTATTCCTTCAATGATATCTTTTTTGCTATGCATTCCTTTATGGGAAAAAACAACGATTGATCTTTCCGCTGAGGGATATGGGAAATTCCTCGATATATTTAAACTGCCTATAGGAATTTTATCTTTAGCAATACCTTTTGTTGCTATTGTAGCTCATATTCATAGAACCATTCAAACAGCAGAACAGATTAAATCAACCAGAGAAAAAAACATATCCGACAGTTTCTTTTCTCACCATAAATTTATGACCGAGACATTTTCTAAGATCCCAGAAAAGACTATAGATAAATCAGATGAAGAATATATTTGTAAGATTGAGGACCCATACCATATTTATAACTTTCTATTCAAAGATTCTTCTTCATCCAAAGGAGTTCAGTATTCAAACCTTAAAAATAGAATAATAGAAATCAATGAATGCATTGTAGCAATGGCACATTCACTTGAAAAAGCAAGAAAAAATAAAAATGAAGGTGAGCATAATTTAACTCTACTGCATGAACTTTTCAATGAAATACTCTCTTTAGAACAAAACTTATCAGTGACGCGTATAAATAAAAAACGAAACTCATTAATAATGTATCGTAACGCTAATAATAATATATTTAAAATAGTAATTCCTTATGATAATGAATTAGAGTTAAAACAAAAAATAAACACCAACCTTTATTTTGCAAAAAAAATATCTCAAACTGTAAATGAGAAAATTGAAATACCTGATGCAATATATTTTTACTGCATAACAGAAAAGGAAAGATATCTTTATTTTTCTAATGAGTTTTCAGACTCATTAAAAGCAGATGAAAAACCTACACATGCATTTTCTTCTTTAAATTCGAAAATTGGCAACATCCACGAACAATATATAAGTTATACGAATGAGTTACAAAGAAATAAAAAAAGTAAAGAATATGAGGATATGGAACCTTTTTAACTTTTGTATATTTAGAAAAAATCAAACATTGACCACTGTTCATTCATACAGTTAAATACCCCCCTTATCTTCCAAGGGGGTTATCAATGTCAGTGCGCAAACAGCCAACAGGCCAATGGTTATGTGAGTGCTACCCGGCTGGCCGTACAGGTCGCCGGGTGAGAAAAATGTTTGCGACCAAAGGTGAAGCCTTAGCATTTGAACGTTACACCATGGATCAGGTGAACAATAAGCCTTGGTTGGGAGATGCACCAGACCGCCGCACATTAAGCGAGGTTGCCGAACTTTGGTACAACCTGCATGGTCGTTCTCTGGAAGCCGGTGAAAAGGTTTATAAGAAACTGAAATTGATAGTTGCTGCGCTAGGTAATCCCCCCGCTCACAGTTTGAGTGGCAAAGATTTTGCTCACTATCGCTCTAAGCGTTTGTCTGGCGAGATTTACTTCTCTGAAAAATGGAAGAAAGGCGCAAAGCCGGTCACCGTGAATCTGGAACAAAGTTTTTTGAGCGGTATGTTTAGCGAGTTGGCCAGATTAGGCGAATGGAACTTACCGAACCCATTAGACAATCTGCGCAAGTACGCCGTGGCAGAAAAAGAAATGGCGTGGCTCACCCATGAGCAGATTAAAACGCTATTGGCCGCATGTAGCCTTGGCCGGGCAGATTTGCCAATGGTAGTAAAAGTTTGCCTCAGCACCGGGGCGCGATGGAATGAAGCGGAGAAACTCACCCGCTCGCAGGTCAGCCCGCACAAAATTACCTTTGTCAGAACCAAAGGTAAAAAGAACCGCAGTGTGCCAATCAGCAAAGAACTCCATGACGAGTTAGTTGCGTTAGAGGGAGACCGCCTTTTCAGTGAGTGCTATTTTCGCTTTATGGCCGCAATCAACACCACAGATATAAAGCTACCCGCTGGCCAGCTCACGCATGTTTTGCGCCATACCTTTGCCGCACACTTTATGATGTCCGGGGGCAACATTCTGGTATTGCAGCGCATCCTTGGTCACAGTGATATTCAAATGACAATGCGCTATGCTCACTTTGCGCCAGAACACCTAGAAACCGCTGTGCAGTTCAACCCGCTAACCACCATGAAAGCTGGCGACAAAGTGGCGGCGGAGGTTACCCTTCCCTAGTATTTACTACCCCTCAATAACTAATCAACTCATTGTATTTATTGTATATTGTTGTTTTATATAGAGTAATGAGACTATCGGGTTTTTTCTTGCCTGAAATTCGAACGCCCCATTCCTCCCCTTAAGGCTTTCTTAAGACAAAATTATTACAGTAGGAACATCACTACTTCTGCTCCAGGCTATTTCGTGAAGATCAACAAACCTGCCTCTCAATCAAGCGTTATGACATCGACATTAAATAATACCTCAACGGCACTGACAATTAGGACAAACTCCCTTTACTCGTTGCCGTTATCCTTTTATTTTTGGCAGGTTTTTGCATTGGTGATCAGTGGATTGCTGTTTCTTTGGTTATCCCGTGATGAACAGTTGGATTGGCTTATCAGTAATTATTGGTTTGATCCCGTCTCGCAACATTTTCCATGGGAAAATAATTACTGGCTGGATTTACTGAATCATCGCTTATTGAAAATAGCCATTATCAGCGCTGCCGTCGTCACATTGCTATGGGGTCTTTATCGCCGTAATAAGCGCGTAGTGACCACTATGTTGCTGTTCGGTATTGGCCCGCTGGTGATTGGTGTGCTAAAAGCGACCAGTGCCCACTCCTGCCCTTGGGATCTGGTGGAGTATGGCGGTAAATCCCTGAGCTATGTGCTGATGGGAACAGCCCCGGTCGGCGCAGGCCCTGGTCACTGCTTTCCTGGCGGCCATGCCTCTAGTGGGTTTGCAGTAATGGCATTGTTTTTCTTGTTTTACCCCGAACGGCCACGCTGGGCTTTATTGTGTTGGTTTGCGGGGGTGAGTCTTGGCATGTTGATGGGTTTTGGACAAATCATGCGCGGGGCACATTTTCTTACCCATAACCTGTGGGCGGGTTGGTGGGTTTGGCTCAGCCAATTGGCTGTGTATTGGATGATCAGCGGTGTTTACAACCGTGATAAGGGTAAAGA